TCACAATACCATGAAAATTGACATCTATTTTTTATTGGATAGTAAACTGCATCATTTGGATCAGGTGTTTCTCTTGTCTTCCAAGACTCTCTAGTTGGTCCTTGTTTGACAACACCACACACAGTATTAGGATATCTGTGGTCTTCTACTCTGTTCATAACAACATCTGCAACGGCGTACATGCCGTCTATGTCTTGATTTTTTGCTTCGTGATAAACGTTAAGTGCTAGACACACAACGGCAACATTTATTGCTTCCCACATATTTTTTCCACTCTCTCAATAATATTTCTTGTAATCGATATGCTTGTCTTTCCCACGGTTGTCTTCGATACTCATAATTAGTATAATTGTATCCTCGCCAGTAAACTGTGGAACCTTCATTATTTAAATCTTTCATTTTACCTGTCGCATACTGCATGACATGTACCATCTCATGTAATATAGTTGTAATAAAATCATCGTCTTTTAGTTTCTTATAAACTACAATATCAAACTCGTTTCGTTCTCCACCTCTAGAACACTCACCATCAATAGGAATATCTGTTGTTAAATCAACGTTTACATGAATAGTTCTATGTCTTGGTGTCAATCTTAAAAAACACCAATTGACTAATTTTTCAACAAGTAATCTTTGTTTTTTAGTGCCGCCTTCTACATCTACAGTATTCATCTTACCTCTCCTGTTAGTATAGGGGGTTAAACAAGAATTGTTAACCCCCTTTGGGTCACATTCACATTGTCTCATCATATATTTATAGTGACCAGACACTTGCTTATTGTGATGATGAGGTTGAGAGGTCGCAAGTGTCAAACTGTTCATTAGGCAAACAATTCTTTAATGAAATATAAAGTAAAACCTATCATACCGATATGCATAATTACTGTTAAAGTTTCGTTAATCATAAATGCCTCCTAACTTAAATATAAAGGACCAGTCCAATTTATAGGATAGTTACCTGATAAAACGTTACCTCTTGCCTTATTTTTGGCAGGAGCTTTCCATGATGCAGGTTTTAGGATATCGCCTTTTTTAAACTTATCATCATCTTCTTTTACGATAAATGCAAATACAGATCGTCCTCTGTTATATGCACCAACAGTGATCTTAAAATATTTTTGACCACCTACATCTAAATTAATATTTTCTGCGAACTCTTGTTGCATACTTTTGTTATCTGCAATGAATTCGTTGTAATCTTGGATGGCTGCTTCTTTAAGAAACTTAAAACCTTCCTCGATTGTGTTTGCTGATTTATTTACTGTTTTCATAATAAGTACCTCTCAATTTCTTATTATATAATACCACGATATAGGGTATATGTCAAGGGTTATTTTTAATAATTTTTTCCTAAAATCCACCCTACAAGACTCTTTCGAATGCCCGATTTTACTGGGTTTACACGATGCCAGAAGTCTGATTTGAAGAATATTGCCTCATTTAAACCGAGACGGAATGTCGCATGTCTTAATTCTTTGTTAGGGTGACCATATTCTAAATCAAAATCACCACCCTCATAATCATCATTTAAAAGTAATGAAAATGATATTTTTCTAATACGATTATCTGCGTATGGTTTTGTGTGTTGATCAATATGCCATCCATATTCGCCACCAGTTCCATATTCTGTATATTGTAGTGGTTCTATACCATCTATTTCGAAATTCCATCCAGCTTCTTTATTAACCAGTTTAGTATATTCTAAAAATCTATCTAATGTTGGTCTATCATTTATCCAACGTATCTCAGATATTCTTGCAGTATGACCACTACTATCATTTGTTTTTGCATCTTCTTTACTTCCACCATCTACATCTATTTTAAACGGTGGTTGTTTAATTAAATATGGTTCACCTATTCTCATGCTCTCGCAAATTCATCATTCCAACCAAATGCTTCTTTTACAACTTCTTTAGATAATCCTTTGTAGATCTGATGCAACTTTTTATCTTTTGCGTTTATGACAAGTTGTGCTTCAGTTTCATGTAGACCTTCTAACAATTGTATGAACATAAGTTCTTTTTTGTATTGTGGTGTATCATTATCACCGCCTTTAATATAGTGATATAATTTTTTTGCTTCTGCTGCAAGTCTTGTGTGTTCAGTTCCAGCAGGTGCATCGTTTGCCTTAAAAGGCACGTTACCCTCAGGTAGTATCCACTCAATTTTAGGATCAAAAGATGATTTTATTACCATTCTTAATGATTGGTTATCATGATATTTTAGTATTTTTACTTTTTCTTCTTTTGTTTTTGCTTTATGCACTTTGTCTAGTATTTCTGAAAACAATAATGAATTACTAGAATTCAATACTGTACCAGGTAATGGTTTGTTCATTAGAAATCTCCTATCGAATCAGTTAGTTCTTTTAGTTTATTTTCGATAAAGTATGTTAATAACTTACTTCTATCTCCACATGATGCTTCGGTAAACTCTTTGAGAATATTTGTTTGAATGTCAACTGGTATGCAATCCAAGTCTATAAGATTTTTATTACGACTATAATTACGAACTATTTCATCAGTTGCCATTGTATTTTCAAAGTTGCCGTCTTTCCACGCATCTATCTTTTTTTTACTTAAAGGTTTTTGTCTTAATCCTTCAGTAAAAACATTATCATTTGATAACACGTTAGGTATGCCATCAGATGAGTCTCCTTTTAGTATATGTACTTTTATATATTCGTTTGGATCTTCACCATTTAATTTTTTCTTTAATATAGGTGAAAATTGAGATACATTAGAATATTTTTGTAATTGAATAAAGTCTTTATCACCAGATATAATCATAATTTTTTCATCTAAGTATTCTTTAACTAAAGTAGCAATAACATCATCTGCTTCTGCACCGTGTACTTCGATTACTTTGTAGGGTAGATAATCTTTAATTTCTTGTTTGATTTTATTTAAACACTCAAAAATAGATTCCCAATCTTTACTGTCTTTATCTCTTGCTCTTTTACGATTTAATTTATAGTAAGGAAAATAATCTCTACGCCAATAATGTTTACTATCATAAGCCAAAACAATTTCACCATACTCTTCGTTAAAGTCTTGACGATACATACGAACAGAATTTAATATCATATGGCGAACCATACCCATATCAGGTTTCTTGGTTTTTTCCATATTCAAATGCATCATCAAACTCGCAAGTGAAATTTGATTCATATCAAGTATAATCATTTATCCTCTGTCAATTCTTTTACTTTATCTATATTAACACTATGATACGATATATCTAAGTTATTGTCAATAGATTTTTCGGTCATAATCTTTTCAACAAGATTATTTAATATATGTTTATAACCCATATCTTTGTAACAGACTGCTCTGACACATTCATTTAAGAAAGGTATGTACATTTTCATTGTATCAGATGTTACATCAATACCGTTCTCTTGAAAATTTGTGATCGCATTAACCACAATACTTTCTGCAAGTTCCTCTACGAACTCTATATCTTCACGAACCCTACTATTTTCCTCTGGTGATATTGACACCACTCTTTTCCACGGTCCTTTTATTATGTTGTCTGTCATCAAACTTTTCCTTTAAATCAAAAAAACGTAATACATCTTTTACCTTCATAGACATATTATCAGTTCTAGATTTCTTTTTTAATTTTTCATACTCTGCGTATTCATCAATACTCATTTTCCGTTTGTGCCACTTTTTTTAACCATCTTTTTTTACCTGCCTTTTTTGCAAGTCTTTTTTTCTCTGATGGTTTCTGAAAAAACTGTCTCTCTTTAATTTCTTGAAGAGTTCCAGCATTCTTTACCATACGTTTAAGTTTCCTCATTGCCTTGTCAACATTATTATCTCTAACGATGACATGTAGACCTTCGGTTCTTTCAAAGTTTGGTTTGTTTCTATATTGTTTCAAGCGTTCTCCTTAATTTTTATTTAGTTGATAAAACTGTAAATATTGCGGCCATCCATTCAAAGACCACTCCATAATCTACTAAAGTTAGTAGGGCACCTATTGCCATCCAAAATAATGCTCTTAACATTTTTATATTGGCCCACAAAATTGACCATTCTCATAGAACGGTGACATTTCTTCTGTAAATTTTGGTAAAAAATCGTGTTTAAAAAATTGTCTACCATTATATGATTGACAATAATCATAGTAAAAATCAGAATCACTATAAGGTGTATCTTCATTTCCAAACTCATCATTGTAAGTATGATAATATTCAGAACCATGTATCATTTCTACACCAGATCCACCTGTAAAATTACTTACATCTTCTTTGTAATTTTTATCACAAAATCTTTTAATCTTGTTATGTAATTTAGAAGACGATAATCTATCAAGTTGTGATAAAGGTGCGTTTCTAAAAATTGTATAATAAGTTTTGAAAAAGGGATTATATTTTTCTGATTCATCCCTATATTCTCGCCAATAAACTAAATGTAATGTTCCTTGTTTACTCATTAAGCAGTTCCAAATAACCTTTCATAATTACTCGTTGCAACACTTTGGGCAGATGGCATATGATGATACCCAATACTGCATTTTAAGAAGTAGTCACTTTTAAACTCATTCTTTAAAACTAAGTGTTGATCTACCAA